GTTGGGGTGCTGCAGAAGGGGTAAAGGGGGCGGATCGGGGGGGAGGGGTTGCTACAGACGCGCGAAAGCCCCGCCGGGGGCGGTGCTAGCCGGCACTGGGCCGTCAGGTCTGGTCGGGGTGCCGCTTGTAGTTGGGGTATCGCTTGACGAACTCACGGCTCAACTGCGGCTCGCGCAGGCCAGTGTCACAGATGAACTGGGCAAACGTGCGCTGCCAGTCCTCACGGTAGGTGGCGTGAATTCCGTCACGCTCGCGCCGCTCCCGCTCTTGGCGGGCACGCTGGGCGCCATCGTGGGACTGCTTGCGCTCCCGTGCCTTGGAGCGGTCGGCCAGCGCTTCGGCCTTGGCGGCCGCGCTGTGCTGGTCGACGGCCTTTTTCAGCTTGGCTTTCTTGTCGGTGCGCGCCTGGGCCAGCAGATGCCCCAGGCCCAGGTCGATAAAGAACTGGGCACGCACGTTGATGGTGGTCCGGGTGATCCACTGCTTGCCATTATGGAAGATACGGCGCTGCTTGCGGCGGATGTACTTCGCCGCCTCCAAATCGCTCAGCAGGCGCGACACCGTCCACTCGTTTACCCCGGAATCCTCGGACAGGCCTCGCTGCCGGTTCAGGCGATACTCGCCGTCCTGATAGTAACCCAGGATCATGGTCGAAAAGTCCAGGCGGGCCAGCATCGGGCCAACAATGCGCGCCAAGGTTTCCCACTTTTGCTGGTAGGTCCGATAGCCCGCCGGGCTCAGGCAGTCCAGGCGGCGCAGCCAGCGCGCCTGACGGTTCTTTGCCTCTTCCTCGACCCGCTCCACCGCCTTGGCCATCAGGCCGTCATAGGCGATTTTCTGCTTGTCTGAAAGGCCACGCAGCCGGCGCGGCTGCTGCGAACGGTCGACGGTACCGACAGGGCGACGGCGTTTGACCGCGCGGGGCGGTATTTGCGCCAGGCCATTGAACTGGGCGCCTCGCACCGAATTGGCGAGGACAGTACGCACGGGCGCGAGCTTCATTTGCTCACCCCGCGCTGTGAGGGCGCGTTACGCGTAACGACAGTTCGGGACAACCCGGACCGCCGGCAGGTGCACGAATAGTACGCGCAGCCTGCTAGTGAGGCCTTGCTAAACATCATGTTTCCCCAAGTCTGGGGCTTGCCTAAAACATGATCGACGCTTAGACTCTCACCTTGCTACGGACGAGAACCTATATGGTTGCTCCGATCTCAAAACCCCGAGGATGCCAGTCCTACGGGGTTTTTCTTTTTAAGCCTGCCTGAATTCCGTTCTTTTTCCTGGTCTTGCGTGTGTCTCAGCATCTTTGTCGTGCTGATGACCGGGGCAGGATAACGCGACCTATCCCGCTAGTCCACTAATTGTGTAACGGTACACTTTCTCGAAGCGAAGCAACGGCCTGCAGAAGACCCTGCAGATAGAAGACTTCGCCGGGGTCCGCGTCCATATCTCCCTTGTTTCCCAGATGCCAAGCCAAGGAATGATAAATTGCATCGATAGTAGACGCGGAATCGCCTTGAATCAAAGAGTTCGAGTTGTGTTGTTGCGACATGAGGTGATCCTTCTACTGCTGCCGACATGGCCCGCATTCTATCCCGAAGCCATTTAACTGGATACACATACAGTACTTTTGTGTGGCCATCCTTTCCAGCGTATCGGGCAAGGCAGAGCGTTTCACCTCAACCCGATGCACTTACTACCGTTTGAGCGCCACGCTCCGCACATACGCCTGGCACGCCTGCAGCGCCTTCAATCCGTCGTCACCGTCGCCGGTGATGCCGATAATTCGTTGAGCATGCGCTGGGTCAAGTTGGACTCGCGCGGGGCCATAAACCACGCGTCCGGCGCCGGCGGCGGCTGACAACCCACAGTGACCACTGACGGCGACGGCGGCGTTATCGATGAGGACTGACAGCCGGACATTAGCAGTAGCAAGCTGGCCAGCAAGGTGCTTGCGGTCGTCTTGAGCATCTTTCAATTCCTTATGGTGAGTTGTGCTTTGCGCCTGCAGGCGCTGCTCCAGGGCGCCACGTTTGGCCTGCTCCGCCTGCAGTTCGCCCACGGCTGCCTCGCTGGCCTGGGCCAGCTGCAGCGCGTGCCGCTCTCCCAAAGCGGCCAGTTGCTGGCTGTAGTCGTTAGCCTGCCACAGCCACGCCAAACGCCCACCAACCGCCAGGCCCAGCAGCAACATCAGCAGCGCCAGGCGGCCCTCAAGGGCGGTCATGCGGCCATTCTCCCGCCGTAGTCGTTGAACATGGCCAGCAGGCGGGATTCGTCCTGCACCTCGGCTGCGCGTTCGTCCTGGTAGATTTCCAGCAGGGCTGCCACCTTGTGCTCGCGCTGCCCGTAGCCAGCACCGGGCAGACTGGCCCAAATCGGCGCGGCCAGCGCAATGGCGTCCTCGATCCGCCCGGCCTTGATCGCCGGCAGCGCCTTGCACTCGGTCAGAACCTTGATGGCCGCCAGGTCCTGCGCTTCGGGAATAAACCGCCCCCGAAATCCGTAGTTCTTGACGATGGAATCCCAAGTACGCGACAGGAACTGATAACGGCCGGCGGCGGTGCTTTTAATGCCATAGCGCGGCAGCGGCACCAGGATGCGCGGGTGATCGGCATAGCTGCCAAACAGCTTGCCGCCGACCAGCACGTTATAGCCGTCGTCGCTGCCCTTGATGGTGGTCGTACCCTCGGACCAGCCGAGCATGTCGAGAAACGCAAGCACGTTGAGGCCGCCCGCTTGGGCAGCCGTGATTATTGCCATGGTGTTATTCCTTAGATGGTGGCCACAGAACGCGGCCAAGGGAGGGGTTACAGCTGCAGTACCTGGAGCGGCCCGGTGGCTTTCTTTTTCTTGCCGGCGGCCTTGGCCTTGCCCTTTTTGCCCCCGTTGCATTCAACGGTGGTCGACCAGCCTGCCTGGGTGAATACCTGCTCCACGGAATCCACCTGATACTCGCCGTCAAAACCGTCTTTGAAGCCCTGGGCGTTGATCTGGCGCTCTGCAAACAGGTCGACGCGGCCCGGCATTTCCAATCGCACACCAGCGGTCGAGCGGTTGAACGCCGCCAGGCGCGCCTTGGCGGCCTGCTCGGCGGCGTTCTTATTCGGGTGTATATGGCGGTCGGTATGCACAGGCGGCAGGCCGTCCGGGGCGTCGTCGTTGTTCAGTTCGATAACGTCCAGGGTGCCCGTCTTGGCGTTATGGTGGGTGGTCTTGACGCTCTTATGGGTCGAGCGGTCCCCGAGGCGGAATGAGTAGCGGCCAACGTCCGAGCGCCGAATAGTGACCGCCGGCAGCGTTTTGCCGCTGGCCGTGACGCCAGCCTGCCGTTTGAGGACTATCAGCTTGCCGCTGGCCACCTTGGCGGTACAGTCATACAGGCGGGCAATGCGGGTAATAAAGTTGTAGTCAGACTCCCCAAGCTGGTCCGCCCGGTCCACGACAATCTGCACATCGCAGGCCGGTATCCAGCCATTGCGGCGGGCCACCGTGGCGACAATCTCGGCCAACGTCTTACCCTCGAAACTGCCGTTGCGGGTGGTCTTGCCACTGCCTCGCATGTCGCTGGCCTTGCCCCGAATCACCAGCGTATCCGGCGGCCCGGTCAGCTCAATCTCATCGACCGTATAGCTATTGATGCGGGTCAGCTGCGCGCCGTCATAGCCTAAAAAGACCTCGATCTTAGCGCCTCGCGACGGCAGCGACACCGCCTGATCGCGGTCGTCAATACGCAGCTCGAACTCGTCCGACTCCATGCCGGGCTTGTCGAGCGTGCGCAGCATCAGC